CAACAGCCTGTGCTTTTGTCAATGGCACTAACCGACTTGCATTTACCACTAATCACAGTACAACAAATGGCTATGTCTACATTGAAACTGATGAAGACAATGACGGAAGACTCGTATTTGAAGGCTACCTACAAACAGGTTTCGTCAGGTACAACACATTAGAAGGCAAGATATTCAAACTTTTGCAGGCTAGATTTGATACCACCAACGGTGGTCTTGCTATTAAATCGATTGACTCTGTTAATACCGAATACTCCATTGGTTCTTTCTCGCAAGGTCAGGATGTACCAGAGGTAACCATCTCTTACCCAGCGCTACCGCAAGAGTATCTAGGCTTCTCGTTTACCTTGACTCGTTCTACAACTGATACATCTAAAGGTCCTTTGTTTACTGGATACCAGTTGAAGTCCTTGCCATCAGTACCCCGTCAGCGACTAATCCAATACCCATTAGCCTGCTTTGACAGAGAGTCAGATAAGTTTGGCGTAGAGGTGGGCTACGAAGGTAGAGCCTGGGACCGTATGCAAGAACTTGAATCCATTGAAAGCAATGGAGATACCATCAGAATTGACGACTTCCGTACAGGAGAGTCGTTCATTGGAATCATAGAAGAACTTGATTTCATCAACCGTACACCTTCAGATAAACGATTCTCTGGTTTTGGAGGATTGTTAATCTGCACTGTTAGATCCGTATAGGAGCCATCAATGACCCCTACCGAATGGGCAGGCCTTGCCGTCTCTGCAACAACCCTTGTAATGGCCTTTCTAGGCCTTGTGAGGTGGCTTGTAAAGCATTACCTGTATGAACTCAAACCCAATGGTGGGTCATCTTTGAAAGACAAAGTAAACGCTCTGGAAGAAAAAGTAGATTTACTCACCGAGTTGGTCAAGGAAGCATTGAGGAAGTGACGAATGAAACCTGTTGCAAAACGTGCAACACCTGCTGCTATTGCCGTTCTTCGGCAGGCAACTGCGCTTGCTCCGAAGCGCAACAAAGCATCGGATGGGCTATTACCAAGCAAGGCTCACATCAAGGCAAGTCCTAACTCAGATCACAACACGGGACTTGCAGTAGACCTGACCCACGATCCAAAGGCAGGTATTAACTGTGCCGAGATATTTGAAAAACTTAAAGAGGATAACAGGGTTTCCTACCTTATCTTCGCTGGTAAAATTTGGTCACGCGACAAGGCTAAGTCTGGTAATCGCGTTTATACTGGCAGTAATCCACACAATAAGCATCTTCATATTTCTATCAACGCTGATAGCGCTGATGACACTAGCCCTTGGTTCTGGTGGATGAATCAACCTAAAGTTGTGAATCAGGTCAAGGCTGCCTTGCAGCCTGCGCCAAAGAAGAAGGTGGTAGAAGGTGTCACAATGGCACCTATTTGCACCTGCTGCAAGGTTCACAGCAAACGAAAGAAAGGCAACTAATGGAAACACTCAAGCAAGTATCGCTGACGTGGTTTCGTGCTGCAGCCTCTGCTGCTATTGCACTCTACCTCGCAGGTGAAACTGATCTCAAGACTCTAGGAACTGCAGCACTTGCAGGATTCCTCGGTCCTGTATTGAAGTACCTCGACACATCCGCTAAGGATTTTGGACGCGGAGCAGCGTAGTTTGTAGATAGCGCGAGGCAATGGCCCTGTCACCGAAAGGTGATGGGGCCTCTTTTTTGTTGCCTAAATTTCTTCTTTATCTACTGGACAAGGAACCTTGACTAGGTTGCCACAGTTAGCACATTGACCGTCCAATGCCCACCAAGAGATCTCATAGTCATCAAACTGAGCAAAGATATTGAAGATGGTGCAGCCACAAGAACAGGCGTGGACTGGACCAAGAGTGCGTAGGTCAGCAGCACTAATGGGTGGAAGCGGTGTATATTTCAGCAGCCGAAGTAGACGGAACCACATTCTCTGCACGGCTCCCTCCTTGAGGTCGGTCGCCTCTCGGCCTTCGGCCTCGGCACCGTCAGGTGCCGTTTATTCGCCTTCGGCTCATATTGTAATAATCCATCAGAGTGTCGCTGGCGCGACACGCCGTATCTTCCATTACCATTATCCAGTGACCACATTAGTAGCGATTGAACTAGAAGACAGAGCAGTTCTAGCAGCAGATAGTCAGATAACTGAAGATAACCTGCGAACTATTAGTAGTTCCACTCCCAAGATTATTCACGTGGGTAAGTACCTACTAGGTCTTGTCGGAGATGCTAGGCCAGGAGATATCCTCGCCTATAACTGGACTCCGCCCACCTACAAAGGAGCAGATCCCGTCCAGTGGATGGGTAAGAAAGTAATGCCGTCCATACTCACGGCATTCAAAGAGAATGGATATGACCCATATGAAGCGACGAAAGATAAAGACACAGGATTCGACTACATTGTCGCGTTTGATGGGAATGTATTCCATATCGCGACGGACCTGTCGTTCATCAAGAGTGATGGCGGCATTTATGGAATCGGCAGTGGCGGTGCTTATGCTCTCGGTTATCTTTATGATCGTATGGGTCGTCTCACTATTGGTAATGTAGAGCAACACGCCGAGAAAGCCGTTCAGATTGCTTCAATGCTGGACATCAATACTTGCCCACCCATACAGTTGGTTACTCAAATGAAGGAGTTGGGATGAGGCAAGACTGGTCGCATTGGACTGTATATTTTAATGCTAATAGCCTGCAAAACTGGGGCTTAGGTATCAACTACTACCACGAATATGAATCAACACCGTTTGTGATAATGGCTAGAATTTGTCAGTTAGACCTGCTATTCTTTAACATTACAATTACACGATGGGAAAAAGCACGGTGGCGATAGATCCAAAAGAACTACTAATCAAGGCTCTACACGAGCGCGAGAATAAAAGACCGCGTTCTACTCAGGTTCAGATAGGACCATCAGAGTTAGGTGGTTGCCGTCGTAAGGTCTGGTACAAGTTAAATAACCAACCAGAGACCAATGAGAATGAGATGAAGTTGGCTGCCATTATGGGTACAGCCATTCACGGTGCTATTGAGAAAGCACTAGCAGATAACAAAGAAGTTTTGATAGAGCAGACCGTTGAACATAACGGAATGAAAGCACACGTAGATCTCTACATCCCAGGTTCTGGAGATGTAGTTGATTGGAAGACTGTCAAGGTCAAGAACCTTGCCTATTTTCCAAGCCAGCAACAACGCTGGCAAGTTCATACTTACGGATACCTCATAGAACAAAGTGGATTGGGGAAGGTCCACAATGTGCATCTTGTGGCTATTCCACGAGACGGTGACGAGCGCGATGTAAAGGTCCACTCTGAGAAGTACGATTCTTCCATTGCGCTTGAAGCCCTATCTTGGTTGGCTGGTGTCAAAGAGTCACAGACTCCACCAGAACCAGAGAAGGATGAGAGTTACTGTAAGTTCTATTGTAAATACTACGACGCATCTGGTGAGATGGGATGCGTTGGTCTAAAAAAAGAACGTACAAAAACTGAATTACCGTTGATCCAAGATAAGCAAGCCTCAACCAAAGCGCTGACTTATCTGCAATTAGATAACCAAATAAAAGAATTGACTGCACAGAAAGAGTCTTTGAAAGAAGAACTATCTGGAGTAGTCGGTGTAACAGACACAGGAGTAGAGGTTCGTTGGTCTGCTGTGGCTGGTGCCAAACAAGTGAATAAGGAATTAGTCCAAGAACTTCTGGGCTTTGTTCCTACAATCGAAGGCAAAGAAAGTCTGCGCCTTTCTGTCAAACATACTGGAGGTAAATAGTGGCTGCAAACGAATCAACCAAGTTCCAAGTGAATTTCAAATCACCAGATGGAACTCTTATCAATCTCTACGCTGCAAACAAGGAGGAACTAGAAGCACTGCTAACCGCAGCGCAAGACTTTTCCGCCCTCATTGGAAGCGTTAGCCAGTCTTTCTCAGGCGTTAGATCTGCTGCGCCCGTATCATCTGGTGGATTTACACCAGCACCAGCAAAACCACAGGTAGTCGAAGGACAGACACCTGAATGCAAGCACGGACAGATGTCATTCCGTACAGGTAACGGAGCGAAAGGACCTTGGAAGGCTTGGATGTGTGCTTCACCTAAAGGCACACCTGACAAGTGCGACGCAATCTGGGTTCGATAACCAAGTGCGCGACCCACGAGAGTACGAAAGTCCTCTCTGTGCGGAAGTTGATGGCGATTACTGGTTCCCAGAAGATCTATCTGGTTACGGAAAATACGAGAACGTCAATCTCGCTAAACGTATCTGTGGAAACTGTAGTCACCGAACTGAATGCGCTGAATGGGGAATTAACAAAGAACGCTACGGTATGTGGGGAGGACTCACTGCTCGTCAGCGTCAAACAATAAGAAGAAAACTTGGGATAGTTCTACCACCAGAAAAGAGGGAAGAGAGAAGTGCTTAGACTTTCACGTGCGTGGCAATCCACGAACGTCAAGGCTACACCCCTACCCGATGTATGGAAATCTCTTGTCTCCACTGATGTCAATGTAAAGTTCAGACGAGGACAAGTCTGTATGGTTGCTGCTGCACCCAATGCAGGTAAGTCTATGTTTGCTCTGGTCTATGCGATAAAGGCCAATATCCCAACACTCTTCTTCTCAGCAGATACAGATACTGCAACTGTAATGATCCGTACTGCTGCTCATCTGTCAGGTCATTCACAACTGACAGTTGAAACTAATTTACAAAAGAATCCACGTCACTACCAAGAGTACCTTTCTAAGATGCAGAACATACAGTGGGTCTTTGACTCCAGTCCGTCACTCGATGATATCGAGATGGAGATAAAGGCGTATATCGAACTGTATGGAATTGCACCTGAACTTATAGTGATAGATAACCTAATGAATGTAGCAGCCGAAACAGATAATGAATGGGCTGGACTGCGTGCAATTATGATGGAGTTACACGATATGGCACGCAAGACCGAAGCCTGTGTGCTAGTGCTTCATCACGTATCAGAACAGAGTGAGTATGGATCTCCCACGATGCCCCCTCCTCGTCGTGCCATACACGGCAAAGTAAGTCAATTACCTGCCATCATTCTGACCCTTGGTTATGACCCCTCCCAAGGAATGCTTCGGGTTGCTGCCGTGAAGAATCGGTTTGGACCTCACTATGCTGATGCTTCACGGTGGGCAACACTATTTACAAACTTTGGTGCGTGTCAGATAGGCGATGCTGACTCTCAAGG